GGCACGGATCTGCACACGCAGAGCAACCCACTGCCGATGTGCCACCGCCCGGGTGTGCTGGTCAAGCTGACCATGGCGTGATGACCAACCCCGTCAAGCCATTCGCGCGCCTGCTGGTCAGCACCTTCCTGCACCTAGGCACGCCTGGCTCCTACCGGCGTGCCGATGGGGCGGAGGTCGTGACACGTTTCATTGCCAAGACACCGGATGTTGTTGAGTCCTTCGGTGACACCCGGTTGGTGGTGGCTACGAATCGTTTCGACGTCCTTTCAAGGGATGTGCCCACCCCGCTGGCGGGGGATCGTTTCACTCTTGACGGCCAAACCTACCAGGTGGTGGGCGAGCCGATGGTTGATCGCGACAGGCTGATCTGGACGCTGACTGGAGCGCCGGTATGAGATTGCAAGCTGCCCTGTCTGGCGACTTAGACCAGATACTCGCCGATGAAGTGCGAATTGCCGAGCAGGCGGTGACGCACTCGATTCGTGAAGCCACCGAGGGTCTCAAGACCGAACTGCGCAGCCAGATCACCGGTGCGGGCCTGGGCCAGCGCCTGGCCAACACCTGGCGCGGCGAGGTCTATCCCAAAGGCAAACTGAGCATCAAGGCCGCAGGCCTGGTCTATAGCCGGGCGCCCGTCATCGTCGGCGCCCATGATCAGGGGGCCACCATCCGCTCCAAAGACGGCTTCTGGCTGGCCATTCCCTTGTCGGCCGCCGGCAAAGGCCCACGCGGCAAACGCATGACCCCCGGTCTTTGGGAAAAGATTCGCGGCCAGCGCCTGCGTTTCATCTACCGCCGGGGCAAACCCTCCCTTCTCGTCGCAGAAAACCAGCGCGCCCGCCAAGGCCAACGCGGCGGCTTCTCGGCCGCCTCACAAAAGGCCCAGGCATCCGGCCTAGGGCTGGTGACGGTGCCGATGTTCCTGCTGGTGCCCCAAGCGACCCTGAAGAAGAAATTCGACATCGACCGCAGCGCGCGTCGCTGGATCAGCACGCTGGCCCAGCGCATTGCCAACCGTTTCGATGAAGCCGACCGCAAAGGGGCAGTGTCATGAGCCAAAGAGAAAACGCCATCGGTGCTTTGTTCGCGGTCCTCGGCCAGTTGTCACTGGGCACGATGGTCAAACGCAACGCCGCCTTGCCCGAGCGCATCGCGGAACACGCCATGGCGATTTTGCGAGACGGCGAGATGGGTGAGCCCGAGGTATCGCTCTCGCCACTGACTTACCACTGGCAGCACCAGGTGGCCATCGAGCTGTTTGTGGCCGATCCGGATGCCGCTGTGCGGGATGCCCGCATGGACGGTCTGCTGGTCGAACTGGCGGCCCTGATCGAAGCCGACCGGACGCTCGCCGGTGTCGTCGAGTACGCCGAAATCGGTCAGCCTAAGTTCGATGAACTGGCCCCCGAAGGCACGAGCGGCATCAAAGCCTGCCTGCTGCCCGTGGTCCTGCACTACAGCAGTGCCGGGCCACTGAACTGAACCCACTTCCCAAGGAGAAAAACCTATGGCCCGTGCCTACGGCGCGAACGCCAGCCTCTTGGCCGCGTTCGAATCCACCTATGGCAGCACCCCGGTAGATGGCTACTGGCAGTTGCCCTTTGTCTCCACCTCACTCGGCTCCGAGCAGGGGCTGATCGCCAATGACCTGATCGGCCTCGGGCGTGACCCGAGTGCACCCATCCGCGACGTGATCAAGGTCGAGGGCGACATGGTCGTGCCGCTGGACGTGCGCCACATCGGCCTATGGCTCAAGGCCTTGTTGGGCGAGCCCACCTCGGTGGGGACGGGCGTGGTGACCCACACTTTTGCTTCCGGCAAGCCGAGCCTGCCCAGCCTCACCCTGGAAACCGGACTGCCGGACATCCCGGCCTGGTTTGTGGCTTCCGGCGTCATGGTCAACAGCCTGCAGGTGGGCTTTGCCCGATCGGGAGCCGCGAACGCCACGGTGGGTCTGGTGGCCCAAGGCGAGGTGCGGCGCACCGCCACGCTGGATGACACCCCGGCCACTCGCGAATTGCAGCGTTTCAACCAGTTTCAAGGCCAAATCCTGCGAGAAGGCCAGGCGCTGGGCAATGTGGTCTCGGCGCAGCTGACCTATGCCAACAACCTGGAACGCATCGAGACCATCCGTTCCGACGGCAAGATCGACGGGGCCGATCCCACGGTAGCCAGTCTCACCGGCAACCTGGAAGTCCGCTTCGCCGACACAGCCCTTCTGGACAAGGCCACCTCGGGCGACCCGGTGGCGTTGGAGTTCACCTACATCATCTCGGCTACCGAGAAGCTGGTGATTGAGGCCCACGAGGTCTATCTGCCCAAGCCCAAGCTCTCCATCTCCGGCCCCGGCGGCATCCAGGCCACCTTCGAATGGCAAGCCGCCAAGGCCACCAGCGTGGCGCGCATGTTCACCGTCGAGCTGGTGAACGACGTCTCTTCCTACTGATCACTCGACCGAGGTTTCTCATGATCAAACTCAATCTCCCGCGTGAACCGCACTGGATCACGCTGGCCGCCGGCGTGCGCCTGCAGGTGCGTCCCGCCACCACGGCACTCGTCATGGCCGCCCGTCATGCCGCGTCCAAGGTCGCCGGCACCGATACTGCTGCGGCCGGGGAGCGTACGGCGACGCTCATCACGGAACTGGCCAAGCTGGCCGTGCTGGCTTGGGAAGGTGTGGCCGACGACAAGGGCAAACCCGCTGTTGTCACGCCTGAGGGCGTGGCGGCGCTCATGGAGCACTGGCTCCTGGCCGATGCCTTCGAGCGCGAATACCTCGCCGGCCTCTATGCGCTGGACTCCGAAAAAAACGCCTGAAGGCCCGCACCGCGTGGCACTTCGGTGGCGGGCCGAGCTATTGCAGCGCCTGCCCTGAATCATGTCCCGAGTGCCCCTACACCATGAACGCGCCCGAGAGCCTGGAAGGCTGGCAAGCCGCCAGTGCGATTGACATCTGTGCCAGCCAGTTGCGCATGGCGCAAGGCCGCGTGGTCGGGCTCGATCTCAATGCCTGGATGCTGGCCTGCGAGTGCTCTGGGTTGGACAAGGCCACAGCCATTGATCTGTTCCCGGCGGTCGAGGCGGGGCTGATGTCAGCGATCGTGATTGATGAGTGTGCGCCGCCTGTTTGATTTGGTCAAGTTGTGCCTCGTAGAGCGCGCCTTCGTCGGCTTCGTAGTCCTCAGAAGCATTGCTTGCCTTGTCGTCTGTGGCGAATGTGTGCCACTCAGACAGTGGTAGACCCTCCTGTGCCAGCGTGTCGTTGTAGGCAACCACGAAGTCAGGGAATGCATCTGCCAATTTGCGTTTGTCCGTGCTCAATGAGTACCCCTCGTGTGCAGCGGCAACATCAGTGTCATGGGATTGGCCGGCGACGGCACGAAACCGTAATGGGCGTAGAACTGACGGGCGCGGTCATTCAGTGCATGCACCAGCAGTGCTCGCACCCCGATGTTCTGAGCCACCGAGACGGCACGTTGCAAGGCATCCTTGAGCAAAGCACCGCCGACCTGCTGGCCCTGCAACCGTTGGTCAACGGCCAGTCGGGCCAACACCATGACCGGCACAGGGTCGGGCATGTTTCGGCGAATGGCTCCCGGCGATTCCTGGTGCGACACGGCACCGGCGGCCAAGGCGTAATAGGCCAGAACCTGGCCCGATATATCCGTCACCACAAAGGTGCGACTGGCGCCCGTGGTCTGGTTGGTCAGCGCCCGACGTCTCAGCCAGTCATCCAGCGACGACTCTCCGCAGGCAAAGGATTCACACTGGTGCTCAGCCAACAAGGGCTGCGGTGCTGACAGCTTTTGATTCATGCCGGGAGGGTGTCCCAGGGCGCCTTCACAGCCATTAGCCGCTCCAGACCTGGGTTGGGTTTCGGCGGCGCATCGAGCAAGGCAACGAACTGCTCGAACTTGTCGGCATCCAGCCGGAAAAACACCTGATCGAGCAACACCGACTGGGCACGCTCACAGGCGGCTTCCAGCATGAAGTCCGAGCGGTTCTTGCCCAGTGCAGAGGCCGCCTGATCGATGAGATCGCGCTGTTCGGGCAGGGCTCTGAGATTGATGGCGGCATCACGCATGACGACCTCCTGTGTATGCGATAGATACACGAATTATGCGGTGAATGTATAGCTAGTGTCAATACGTTGTATCCCGCCAATACATATTGCACTGGTGCTCCTCTGCGAGGAACTGCATGGGGGATCGTAATCCCAGGGCGTAGTGGGGCCTGGATTCGTTGAACCAGATCAGGTAGTCCAGCAGCTTGTCGTTGAAGGCGTCAATGTCATCGAACAGTAGGTCTTTGTGGAACTCGATGAACTCCTCCTGAATGGTCCGATTGAACCGTTCGGCGTGGGCATTCATCTTGGGGCACTTGGGATAGGTGAGCCAGCGCACCGCGCCGTCATCCAGGACGATCTGGGTGAACTCGGCCTTGAACTCTGAGCCGTTGTCCGAGAGCACCCGTTTGGGTTTGAAGGGGTAACAGGCTTTGGCTATGTGCCACAGGCGCGCGGTGTGCCTGGCGTGCTTGCTGGGGATTGCGGCACCCAGCGCGAAGCGGCTGTGCATGTCCTTGAATGTCACGACGTAGCGGCGCAGCCCGCTGTAGGCACCACTGCCGTGGATTTCGATGGTGTCCACGCCCACGCACTCGCCTGGTGCACGGGGGGCGTAACCCTTGGGGCGGCGCTGCCCTTGAGGCTTCATACGGCTGCTGCCAGGCGGCTTGTGCTTGACTGGCATGAGCCGTTTGTCGGTCTTGGCCACACGCCGCAGGGTGCTGACACTCGGACAGCTCAGGCTACGGGGCTCACACCAGTCGAGCAAGAAGAGGCGCAGCTTTTCAAAGCCGATGGCGAGCATTTGTCGGCGAAGCGCCACCAGTTGGTCGAGCACGCCCTTATCCCATGGGTGGCGTTGTCGTCGGCGCTTGGGCGCACGGCTTTCGTTGTCCAGTGCGGCCGTGTTGCCTTTGGCTTCAAGGTAGGTGCGCCTCCAGCCGTAGAGGGTTCTGCGGCTGACATCAAAGGCATCCATAGCCGCGTCCAGCCCGTGCGCGCTCCAGAAGTTCAGGGCCTTCAGGCGATGGGCGGCCACTGCGCTGATCGAATGCATTCGATCAG